TCTGCTGGGATCATAATGCCTTGTGCTTCAACACCCATCGCGTCTGACGCAGCAGCAGCAGCTTCTAATTCAAAAGCAGCAGCCTTTTGTGCAGAGCGATCAGTTGGGTTTGCATGGGCGCGGATAGCGCGAAGCAATGAGAACTGACGGGCCTCTTTCGGGGCAAGTCCGATTTCATTTGGCGTATCCAATGGTGCATTACCGATTACGTCAAGCAATTCACCGCGAAAATCTGCGAGTGAGCGGCCTTCTGATACGGCTTTGTCTGCCAAATCACGCTTGTTGTGCTTTGCAGCCAAGCGGTACATTTCAGCAGTATCTTTTGCGGCGGCGCGAGTAGCTTCTGCCTTTACCGCATCGATGTCGATTTTGTTTTCTTCCGACATGATAGTTTCCTCTCTAATAAGAGTTTCAGTGATAAGTTGAGCGGGTGGCTTCTCTGCTGCGCGGCCCACCCCGACTGTCCGGTCTGCGGGTATGCTCACAACTGATACTTCCATTGGAAGCCAAGACTTCACGCGGTAGCTATCCGCATCTTGACGCTCCATATCGTTGACATGATAGCCAACGCTGATGTTGCTTCTGATACCATCCACAACATCGTCGAAAACCTCTTTGGCAAGTCCATTTCTTCCGAAACGCACAGTCGCCCGCAATCTACGGGCCGATCCATCAAGGCTTACGTTCTCTACCACACCAATTTGCTGGCGTGGATCGTGATCCAAGAGCAGCGGCATACGTCCTGACTTAGCAAAGCTAAGATCAATGCTGCGCTCATCGTGATCTAATATTTCATTGCCAAAGCTGCGCTCTACTGGCTCTTCGCTGGATACAGCAATGCGAACAGTGCGCGTTTCTTCGTCAACAACCTTACCGTCAAACGACATGCCGCGAGTTTCCATCTTCTCACGGTCAAAACGCTCTTCATCATCGTAATGCTGAATGCGCTCATCTGCCTCTTCGACAGCTTCCATTTCTTCTGGCTGATCCTCACGATCAGGCTTCGCAAAAGTGACAGTATAAGCATCATCTGTCTCTTCCACGTTTAATATATGACGCTCTTCCATTTCGGTTGATCCTTTCAATTCAAGACCGATAATATCATCTTTTGCCATATGTTCGCTACCCCTTTCATCACTAGCCATTGGATGACCCTTTGGCAGAAGGTCAGTATCATGCTTTCCGCTGCGGAATTTGCCATTGCGCAGCGCATATAAAAAGCTGTTTACGCGGGCATATGCCCACTGTTCAGGTGACTTTACGTTTGGCCTGACGCTCTGCGGATTAGTCTTATAAGCGCCAATGCCGCGACGAAACACTGCGCTTAATGTGCGTGTGCTGGTGCGCTTAGACGATACATCACCAACCTTTTCGTTGTGATCCTTGGCCTTCTTAGCCAAGCCCACCTTTACAGCATCAGTCAATTCAGGTGCGCGATCTTCTTTAGCTAAACGCTCTGCGATTTGTCTGCTCCATGAAAAGCCAGCATCACCGCCCCACAATGCCCATGCTATACGGCCATTTGAAGGATAACCCTCTTCACCAACGCGGAAGCCTTCAGCCTTCTTGTCCACCTCATGGCGGCTGAAGAAGCTGAACATCCGCTTGGCTGTATCATCTGATAAGTTCTTGCCGTTGGATATGTCACGCGCTCTAGCAATACCAACCTCAGTACCACCACGCCCAAACTCACGCCGCCACTCTAGGCCACGCTTCGCCTCTTCTATCATACCATCAGTCGGTTTGTTCGACATCATCCACCTCTGCTGGTACTGGCATCTTCATGCCAAACGGCTGATAAGCCATAGATAAGCCAAATTGCTCTGCAAGCTCTTTGTCGCGCTCAATTTGTGCAAATGTATCCTCTGCATCGCGCCCATAAGTCGCAGCAATGTCAGAATGGCTCAAGATGCCGTTCTGCAATCCTACAACAGCAGCATTCATTTCCTTTAGTGGATCAACCCACTGGAAGCCTCTGCCGCGCCAAGTTACGTCTTGACTGAACTTAAAGACCTTATTTTCACCAGAAATAGGTATAAATCCATGATCCATCACATGCTCAAGCCAGATGCGATAGAACGGATCTAAGAAGTGATCGATCATAAATCTATGCAACGTGCGGTAGAAATCTCTCTCTTCCAATGCGCCCTGACGGATAGAAGAATAACTTGTTCCCTCAAGATCATTCGCCAATGATGTATAGCTTACGCCCAATCCACCAGCTATGCCGCGCAGAACTGCCTTCTCAAAGTCAGCAAACGCAGATGTTGGATGCGTTGGATCAAATGGCGTAAAGTCAACGCCAGCAGGAAGTTGATGAAATGTACCGGCCTCTGCATCATAGATGGGAACAGTGTTTTGCTCATCGTCAAAGCCATCAGCAGTAAAACCATCCCCAGCAGGGCTAGTGAAGAAACCCATTTTGGCAGCGCCAGTTCTAGCCGCAACCAACTCAGCCTCACGATAGCCATGCAGCATCTTCAGTGAAGCAATCGCAGCAACAGACCAGGGAACACCCCTAGTTTGATCCGCTCGCTCTGGGCGATAAATATGCATCATCTCATCCGCAGAAACCCGCGTATATTTGCGCCCTGCGGCTGGCGTCATGTAGTCATAGTCGCCCTTATGGTAATTCAGCACATAATACGCAATCGGACGCTTGGTTTTGCTGTCAAGCTCAACACCCATACGCACCTGATTGCCGTTTGCCGCAAGCTCATTCTTCTCTTCGTCCACCAGATCAGGCTCAATAAGCTGCAAACCTATGCCATAGCGCAAATAGTTGCCCTTAACGATCTTCAGGAAAACTTCACCGTCACGCGCAACGCCTGATATGATGTGATTGCACAAATCCACCATTGAAAGCCCGCCATCAATGGTTGGCCCACCAAAACGTGAGAAATCACGCCAAGCGCCCTCAATTATGTTATTTCCAGCGCGATCTAATGAATTATCTGGGTTTCTGCCTCTAATCTGTAGGTTAAATCCGTTTTCTCCAACCACATTTACCCGCAAAAGCTGCAAATAACGCCTAAAATACTCATTATTGCGCTCTAAATCACGACTGCGGTTGCGCAAATCGCGCAATGCCCAGCGTATCTCACTGTCAGCGCTGCGATTTGATGCGTGGAAATCAGCGAAAAGCCGCCCCTTGGCGGCTGCTTGGTAATTACGGCGCTGCGGCTTTTTCTTAGACCGCTTGAAGAGATCAAGTACACCCATCAGCTAAACCTCACTTTGATCGTGTTGGGGCTTGGCTTGCCCTTCTTCACTGCCTCATTCGATTGCTCACGCTTGTAGATGCTCATGTACCTATCTCTAGCCGCCTCTAACTCAGCAAATGTCATCTTCGTTAATGACCGACCAGCAATAGAATAACTGCCGACATCACTATCGGCCTTGCCCGTAAGAATAGTTTCTATCTTATCAACCATTGTCTGAGCAAATGAACGCGGGTCAACACCATTGACATCCATATCCACGTTAATATCCCAATGGCCTGTCTCATGGACAATGCGCTCGCTGTCGCTATTGCGCACAACCTCAAGCTGCCACTTATGATGACCAGCACTAAAACCAGATGAGGCAGATCCCAGAATAGTAAAAAGATAATCAGAGCCGCTTGCGGTTCCAGTGACAGAAAATTCATGTGAACCGCCACCAGCATCCCTCGACACATATGTCAGCGTGTATGCAGTATTTGGATAATCATCGCTTAAATCAGTGCGCTTCCATTGTACGAAATCACCAACCACAAAGTCAGTTGGTTCAGTAGTCGGTGCATTTGCTGCGTCGAATAAATTGGCCATCTATCACCTATAACCGTGAACGAACGAATTGCGGCGCGGCAATGCTGGACGCCTGACTTGATGAGGTTTGTCAGATTGTACCTTATTTTGGGCCTGTTTTGCAACTGCATCCATGTTTATATTTAAAAGGGCTAAAGCTGCGGTTGCATAAACCCTGCAATCAAGAGCCTCATTGCGCTGACGGATCTTTACCCATTCACGCCTTGGACGCCCCTTAAAATACTTAACCACCTTTTTTTCTGCGGTAAGCATCCTAAAATATTCCTCGTTGCGGCCTAATGGGAAGTGACAATAGCCAGCGCCTTCTTCCTTCATCTTTAGGCGAGCATACACTAATTCTTTCGCAGTATCTACTCCCACAGGAAATAGGTTAATCTTGCCGATATTATTCTTAGTCGGCCTACCAACAACAGGCTTACCTTCACCACCAATACCCTTGATAGCAAAGACACGCTTGCCCGCACGATTACGAGCATAATTATAAACTTGCTGCGTGTAGTGACCGCCACTATCAATGCAAGCCGATCTAAGCGTCATGTCACCAGATAAGGGATGTGTATAAGTACGCTGCAACACCTTATCCAGATCAATCCATAATTCTGCTGATGATGGATCACCATATAAGACGTTGTAATCTATTGACCAACTTTCCTCGCCACGGCCCCATCCAACTATTTCATATTCCAAGCGATCATCTTGAACATCCACCCCAGCCGTAAGCATAAGAACGTCATCGGGCAAATCATCGCCCCAATCCTCAACGCGATCGATAAGATCATACTCGTCAAGCATTTCGCCTTGCTCTTCCCATGTCTCGCCCAATGTCGTGTTGACCCATGTTCTGAGCCGCATAGGATCACGCTTGGCGGCAATAAACTCACCAACAATCTCATCAAGCCGCGTCCAAGGCGAATACAGCGCTGACAGGTGAAAGCCAGCAGTCTTGCCATCGCCAGTATCAGTCTTTTGCCACTCTCCATATCTAATAGCACGAAACCGATCAGCATCATCCCAGCAAGACCCGCAATGCTCGCAGCTATATTCCGCAGTATTCGGATCATTATTGCTGAACTTAACATTTGCCCACTGAAGCGTTTGCTTCTCATTACAATGCGGGCAACTGACAAAAAACTTGCGCTTATCGCTTTCCTCATAAGCTTGCTCAATCCTAGATGCGCCCCTCTCAGTTGGGGTGCTAACCAAGATAATCTTGCGGTTCCAGAATGTAGCAGACCGCTTTTTCGCCAATGATACGGGATCACCTTCTGTGCCAGCAGAGACAGGATAGCGATCAACCTCATCGCATAAGATTATGCGGCATGGACGTGACGCCAATGAACTAGGCGAGTTCGCCCCACATGCCGTAACGTGACCGCCCGCAAAGACTTTGTGCAAAGTCGTGTTGCCACTGTCACGCGATCTAGGATCACCAATCTTATCCAGCAAAACAGGCGTATCGCGTATCGCAGGGGCAAGCCTGTCCTTGCTCCAAGTCTGAGCCATATCTAACGTAGGCTGCACAACCAGCATAGGCGCTGGATCTTGGTGAATGTGAAAGCCAACCACGTTATTAATTAACTCAGTCTTGCCGATCTGCGCAGCAGTCATCAGAACGATGCTCTCAATATTCGGATCAGAGATAGCATCCATCATGCCACGCTGATATTCTGCGCGAGCAGTTGACCATTTGCCCGCCTCTGCGGAACTCTCGCTAGATAACTGGCGAAACTGGTCAGCCCATTCCGATACAGTCAACTTGGGTGGCGGCTTCAGCGCTCGCCGCATAGCCTCAATTAAACGATGCTCAAGCTTCTTCGCTTGACGCCGACTGACGGTATCCGACCAGTTCACTCAATGCCTCTTTGACTGCTTCTTCGATTATCGCTTTGCATTCCTTAACATCCTTAGCTGCGTTTACTTCAGCAGCAACCTTAGTAGGCACAGCAAGTAACTTGACCTTCGATTTAAGCAACTGATCCTCAAACTGCTTCACGATGTCATCGATCTTAACTAGCTCGCCACGGCCAATCGCATTCTCCATCTCCTTAGCATCAGCTTGCTCCTTGGCCAGCCTTGCACGTTCAGCAGATAGATCAAGACCATCCTCGCTGTAACGCCCAGCCGCAATCTCACGCAGATGGTCAAGATACTGTTTTGAGCATTCTTCATAGGTATATTGACCACGCTCGCGCTCTTCGATGATACCACGCGCAATAAAATCTTTAAACGTGCTTACATTCACGCCAAGCTTTGCCGCTATTTCACTTTGTGATGCCATGTCTCACCATTTTTACATGCTATCATATAGCTATAACCATAGATTTCACAATGCTATATTTAGTGTCTCCCCCCTTATAAGACCCCTATCACTAGAAAAAAATCGTGGTGCGAACTACCCGCATGGCTGACGTTGTGGAAGTACCTTAGCAGCCGCAGAAAAAACATCATTGGCGCTAGTGTGCTTTTTTTGCATCATATCAATGGTTTATTTGCAACACGCAAGAATTGACACCGATAGCGCTGCATTGCAGCACGTTTTATGCTGCGCTTGCATTGCACGTTTAAGGCGATTGCGCCGCGCTTTATTTGACGCGCAAGCGCTTGGTTAATGCCGCGCAAGCTAGCAAATATTGCGGCAAATATGCAGGCAATTTTTTTTGCGCTGTCAGACGCTGTCAGGCGATGTCAGGCGATGTCAGACGCTGTCAGGCGATGTCAGGCGCGTTACACGCTGTCAGGCGATGTCAGGCGCGTTACACGCTGTCAGGCGATGTCAGGCGATGTCAGGCGATGTCAGACGCTGTCAGGCGATGTCAGGCGCGTTACACGCTGTCAGGCGATGTCAGGCGCGTTACACGCTGTCAGGCGATGTCAGGCGCGTTACACGCTGTCAGGCGATGTCAGGCGCGTTACACGCTGTCAGGCGATGTCAGGCGCTGTCAGGCACAAAAAAACCGCGCATGATAGCGCGGCGCGTATAGGCAACAAAAAAGCCGCGCTAGGCGGCTTAATTCGTTTTTATAGGGTAAAGTGCAATGTGACCAAAACGGCCAGCCCAGCAAGCTTTATGATGCGGTCAATTGTTTCAGCTTCCATAAGTGCCCCATTGTTTCGCGCTCCAAGCGCCATTCTGCAAAATTTGCTTTTCCTTATCTGTGCAAGGAAAAGAACGGCCAAGCGCGTCAATTCGCTCGCAATCAATTAAGCAAGCAAGCGAGGGATAGCGCGACATAGGATCACCATTGAACCAAGCGCTATATTTTGAAGCGCGGCCATATATTTTTATTTTGTGGAAGTAGTGAGTTGCTTTCATTGTTCCACTCCTAAAAATCTAAGTAAGCATCGCCAGCGATAGTGACGCTTGGGTTTTCTAATGATGCGCCGCAAGCTGTGGCAAAAGCTAATAGCTCGCTGTCATCCGCGCAGCTGCCGTGTTCGTTTATCCACTCGCCGTGCCAAGTAATTTGCGTGTAATTATCGCGGCGCGTACCATTAAACATATCTTTTGTTTCAGTATCAACGCCGGTCAATTCTGCAGAAAATCCACAGTCTTCTGTGATTGCGTTATAGTATTCCGCATGATCGTCCAACTTGAAAAGCTTTGCGTCAGTGTAACCGCCGCGAACATCCGCGCCGCCGTGTATTTGAAGCAATAAATACTTTTCTTCGCCCCAATCGCTTTCGCGTGTCAATTCTGCGCCTTGCAAAACTTGGCTATGGTTTGCGCCCCAATTATACGTGTTGAAGCTTTCGCCGCTCGCGTTAAAGCCGCGCATCTCTAACCATTCCGCGCCATCTATAGAAACGCCGCAAAAATCGCCGCTTTTCCAATCGTCAACCGGCATTGCGTTAAATTCGTAACATAGGTCATCCAATTCTAACGCGCCGCCTGTCAACAAATGAAATACGTTCACGCAAGGCAATATTTCCGCGATAGTTTCGCCGCCATATTCACGCACGTATATTTCCGCCGTCGCGCTTGGCATTGCGCGAAAGTCTTCTACAGTTTTCCCGATATTGCGCTGCCAAGCGCGGCCATTTTCGCCGCCGCTGTCAAGCATGTGGGTTCCTGTGTTTTCGGTGAGCATTGCTGCAATGGTTTGATCAAGCGTCAGTTTCATTTTAGTTTCCTTCTATTTGATTGATATTTGCTTTTAATTTGGCCGCGATACGCTCAATATCGCGCAAGCTGTCTTTTGCGGCTTGCAAGTTATCTGCTTTAATAAAAATTGATACCATTCCAGCCGCGCCGGTAATTGATCCAGATTGGAAAAGCATTGTTTCTTTGTTTCGATCATATGCCATTTTTATCCCTCGCAAATAAGATTAATATAAAAGCCGCCATTGCTAGGCGTCATAAATCCAATGCCGCAATTATCCGCGAAAAAATCCAAAAGCGCCAAGTATGGCGTTGAATAAAGCGCCGCGAACATAAGCGCCAACGCGATAAACCAGAAAGCAAGGTCTCTTATTCTAATCTGATAATCCATTTTATTTTTTCCTTATATATAGCGCGGCCACAGTAACCGCCCCTCGCAAATATATCAAAACGATATCAAAGCAAAGCAAAAAATGACCGGCCAGCCAAAACCGCGCCGCGCCGCGCAAAATTTTTGCGCCGGTTTTGCTATTGCGAATTGATATCAAAACGCAATCAAAAGGCGATTGCATAAATCCCGACAGTTTCAATCGTGCTATTAATGCGAAAGCTTTAGCGTTTTAGTCGTTTAACCGATTGCGAAAGTTTTTTGCGTGGCCAAAATATCACGCGCTGCAATGCCAAGCGCTCAAAATATCATGCCGCAACGCCGCAAAATCTATGCCGCGCCGCAGAAATAAACGCGCAAAAAATCGAAAAAATGGGTGCAAAATCAAAAACTTAGGCACCCCCACGTGGAAAAAGCTCACCCCCACGTGGAAAAAGCTCAGCCCCCTACGTGGAAAAAGCTCACCCCTACGTGGAAAAAGCTCAGCGCAGTTTCGCGGTGCGCAGCGCCTGCTTCATAGTTTTCTTCAGCATGAGCTTCATGTGCTTGCTGGCAAACTTATTCATCAGCCCGTGGAAGTCTGTCTTCTTCTTATAGCGCGGCATATGGTCAAGTATGTGGAACATCTTCTGCGGCTTGCCCTTGCCCGTCACACGATAGATACCGCCCGTCTTACTGCCCCCGCCAAACTTACCTAAGCTGTGCGGGCCAGCCGCGAAATACCTTACACCGCTCTTACTGTACGGCTGCTTGATGCCAGCGCTCACCTTATTTACCTGTGACATCAGAATGTTGTTCTTGCTGCCCCCTGTGCGGCTTGTGGGCGTCATAGCCCTGAATATGCCATTGTAGGGTATCTCACGCTCAAAGCGCTTCTCTACGCCCTTTCTAGGGCGCAACCCGCCCTTGTCCTGCACCTCAAGGTAATGCTTGCCTACTTGCTTGTCCTTGCGCCTCACAGTCATCACAAGATTGCGCTTCTTGGCTGGCTGGAAGTAAAACGCATTCAGCGTGTAAGGAATTGCGTTTGTAAACTTGCGTTTCATGTCATTCTTATTAATTCGCACCAGAAACTTGCCGGTTTCATTCATGGCTTTCGACGTGGCAAATGGGATCTGCGTCTGCACCATGTTCGACAGCTTGCGGTTCAGCTTGGCCGTGTCGCCCTTCATTTCAAACGAAAACATATGATACCCCTACGTGGTAAAAGCTCACCCCCCTGCGTGGAAAAAGCTCACCCCAGCCTAGCATAAAAAAAACCCCCACGCAAAACGTAGGGGAGTTGGGATTATTCAAATCAAAGAACATCAGTAAAGAAATTCTATATTACTTTAATGTCGGTTGTAAAGCCTTGGCAAGCTCCAATATTAAACTAGGAAACTCCTTAAGCTGAACCTCACCGACAAGCTCGCCATTAAACCAGACCTTGAGAATATCACCATGCACAGCCCAGCGCGTTTTATTTGGCTCTAGTTCCATATAACTTCTCCAGTTCATACTTTAAGAACATCGTCATGGTCTTAGACGTGCCAATATATTTTATCGTCAAGCTGCATCTAAGTTCTTCTTGTATGTAATTAAGTTCCGCATGTGGATCACTCTGACGGGCGCAGTGCGCTTTAATAACTCTATCTCTTCAAGATATGCGGTAGATACCACGATCATAGCCTTATAGTTTTCCTGCACCCTCATACGATCCAATATTAGGTTCGCACATTCATGTGGGCTGTCATGCGCAAGTTTTCGGCTTATCATCTTCAACGACCTTCAAATCTTCTTCATCTGATGTGTGTACAATTTTTACAATTTCTGCATTCGGAAAGAACTTAGCTACATCTTTTATCATCTGGTTCATATCCATGTTAAACTTCTGTAAAATATGCCTTCCTGTTTTGCTATTCAACTTCACCATTATAAGCTCCTTTTCGCTGCAATCCCTATCTCGTCGTAAACATTGATTGCTCCAGCGAAATGCGCCATTAGTGCGCCAATGCAAATTGGCTCTAATGGAGCGTTGCGCCAATCAATATTTACTATAGGGATTTTTTGCATTGGCGCACGATTTTTTTGCGCCACCTTGCGCCACTTTGCGCCAGTAGGATTTTCTATTGGCGCAAACTTAAAATAGGCTAAATTGGTCATCATTTTTCACCTTTTTCTTCTTCTTTAATTCTTGCTCAATTTGCCGCTTCAAACGATCAATTTTACTAGATGCAAACCTCTGCTCCATCTTCAGTATGCGCTCAATTCTTAGCTTGTCTGAATGATGTACATAGTTGTATCTGCACCAGTAGTCATAATCGACTAATTCATCCGCTCTAGGCGCACGCCAGCGATCTATGTAGCCTTCCTTCTTATCGCCATTATGCCGCATCGTTACGCTAATGCAGTCGCGTGTTATGCGCTCACGCAGCGCTTTAGCTGATGCACGCGCTGGGCCAAGCACCCGCATGACTTGCTGCAACTCTGCCGTAATATTTGCGAAAGAAGCATGCTCAGCTTGCAACTCTCTCTTTAAGAAATCAAGACGTGACATCGCCAGCGTAACTCACGACTTCTAAGCCTTTGCGCCCTTTGCGTTGCTTTTCGTCTTGATATTCAGTAATGCGCAAAAAGCCATCTTCTTGCATCCATTGCTTTAATATCTTCTTTGCGTCAGCTTCAGACTTAGTATATTCGTCACCCTTCTTTGTTTCGCTGCGGATGACATGACCAGCCCAGCGATCTTTTGCATTCACTGTATCGCTATACAGCGCCTTGTATCCACCTTCATCAATGATGCCATCACTAATCACTTTCAAAATTTGGTTTGTTACGTCATTTGTCATTCCATCCCACGCATCAGGTGGGTTCCACGGCACAGCTACTTGCACGCTATCACCGTCAGGATAATCTGCGTTGCCGTTTTGTAGCTCTACACTGTCCAACAAAAACCATTCTGCAATATCGGCAGGTTTTGACAGATTTGCTTTGGCGTTGTCTACGCGGATGTATCGCCTGCGCTTACTTTCATCTATATTAAACTGAGTTGCTTCTTCGGCAGTCATTTGTGACAGAGTAAAAGCAACACGCGCAGCACTTACCATAGATGATGACCCACGTATGCTATCACTGTCACCGCCAATGAAGCCCTTTCTGGTATGGTGAACTAACAGCACGGAAATATCACATTCATCTGCCAACTTAGCAAATAAGTCCATCACATAATCAATGCTTTTGTTTGCATTCTCATTGACGTGATGCGCACGTACAAATGGGTCAAGGATCAAAACATCTATACCCCTGCGCTGTATTTCCTTCTTTAAGGCTTTATACTGCGGCGTAGCAATCATTACGTTTTGCTGCGGTTCTTCAGCCACGATAAAACTTTGATCGCGCCCACTGTCGACGTAGAGATTTTTCAGCGCAGAGTTAGGGTATTCCTTACCTTTATGCTTCATTGCCGCTGCAATCTTGCGCAAGGTTTCTTCACGCGGATCTTCAAGATTGACTAACCAAACCTTTTGTTCGCCATGCGGCTGATCGTGCAGCGTCTTTTTATTGCTGCATAAATCAAGCGCCATACTTGCAGACCAAGCTGATTTACCAACGCCAGCAGGCGCAGCAAGTATTGAGATAAATCCACGCACCAGCTTAAAGCCGTAGGCCCATCTTCGTGGTGGAAGCTGCCACAAAGTTAAGTCACTTATTGGCGTGGCCTCTATTAGCCGCCCAAGGCTTTCTATCTGATCGCGTACTCCATCTGAGCCTTCGCGCACATAAACGTCATTCCAATCTTCGCCTTCGTCAAATGGATGAACATATGGCAAACCAGTCTTTTCCGCTCCCTCGATGCCGCTTTTGTCATTATCAGCAGCAACTATAAA